TAAAGTATCTATAAACCTAGATGAGATGACTGCAAAAAGAATAGGTGTAGTTAATACTAAGTACGCTAGGAAACAGGTACAAGACTTCCTTAAGAGAATGAATATATACGGATCAACAGTTTGGTATGAAGAAACCAAAGATGATGTTATGCACTTTAAGATAACTAACCCATTTTTGGAGATAGATAAATGGCTAAACAACTCACAGTAAAAGAAGCTAAGTTGGTTAAGGGTATTGCCGAGGGTAAGAAGAAATATAAAGCTGCTGTTGATGCTGGCTACAGTCCTAACAGTGCTGGCGTTATAGCTAGTGAGACACTAAGAAAACCTAATATACAAGAAGCCTTGCAAGCAGAACTAGCTAGACAAGGTATAACACTTGAAAAGATTATTAAACCAATCAAAGACGGACTAGAAGCTGAGAAAGTGCATATTGTAGGTAATGGCGATCAAGCTATGGCTGAGATAACACCAGACCATTCAATAAGGCTTAAGTCTTCACAAATGGCTCAAACATTATTAGGAGCTAATAAGAATAATGACGGTGGTACAACAAATAACTTTATTCAAATAAACCAGACTCAAAAGGATAAGTATGTCTAGCCCATATACTAAATCTTCCTTATTCATAGAAGAACAGTTATCAATCATAGATAAGACTGGAACAGAGATACCATTTCAGTTAAATAAAGTCCAAAAAAAGTTCGTTGAAGAAGCCACAGGTAAGGACATTATCTTAAAAGGTAGACAAATGGGATTCTCTTCATTCATCTTAGGAGCTTTTACTTCTGACTTTATATTCAAAGAGAACAGTTTATCTGTAGTTGTAGCCGATATATCAGATAATGCTCAAGACCTACTGGCAAGAGTAAAGCATTATATAAGAGCTTTTGAAACTAAGAACAATACAAAAGTACCTCTTAAATATAATTCTAAGTATGAACTACATAATGACTTTAATAACGCTAGATACATCATTGGAACAGCCGAGAATACAGAGTTTGGAAGATCAAAAACCATAACTAACCTGCACTTCTCAGAAGCAGCCTTTTATAAACACTTTGATAAGTTACTAGCAGGAGCAGGAACAGCATTAGTACCTGATGGACGATTCGTAATTGAGACTACTGCTAATGGCTTTAATAAGTTCAAAGAGTTCTATAACGAATCAGAATTAGGAGAGACTGACTTCACAGCACACTTCTACCCTTCTAGTTTTATGTATGATGAAGAGTTCTTGGAGAGAGAAAAGAAACGATTAGGAAGATTATACGATCAAGAACACCCCAGCAGTGCTGAGATAGCGTTCATTACATCGGGTGAACTTTACTTTGATAACGAAGCTTTAAGGTGGTATCTAAGTCAAACAAGGGAGGCTATGAATGTCGTGGCGTAGATATAGGAACTATCAAAAGGGAGAGTTCTTCGTAGTAGGAGTAGATACATCATGGGGAGGAACGGATTATTGTGTAGCTCAGCTCTTATCTAAAACTAACTTAGATATTCCAGTAGTCTATCACTCTAAAGTACTCGCAACCGAAATGACCCCACTTATTCATTTAGAACTTGAAAAGATATTTGACCAAACAGGAGTTAAGCCTGTAGTAGCTTTTGAAAGAAATAACGGTGGCGTAGCTGAGATAGAACGGTTAGCTACTCTTAATCGTAATGGTAAATACATTATTTATACAGAGAAGTCCAACATAGGAACAACCGAAGATGTAGGAGAGACTATAAAACTAGGCTGGACTACTTCATCAGCATCAAGACCTATCATGCTATCCATGCTTAAAGAGTGTATTGATAACAAACTACTTACTATTTACGACAAACCTACAGTTAATGAGATGTTTTCTTTTATAGTTAGCCAAACCTCATCAAGTTGGAAGGCTCAAGCTGAACAAGGAGCTCATGATGATTTAATCATGGCTCTAGCTATAGCGTGGCAGTTGTATCAAACAGAAAACCCACCAGTAGTTATTAAAAGAACAAGAGAAAGACCAAGGAGGTCTAAATTACATGTTTAACATCCTAGACATAACATCATGGATGGAGAAAGGACAAGACTTACATGATCGAATAGTCAAAGTAGTTAAGTCTTATGCTAAGTCAAAGTTAATAATTGAGCTACCTAATAAGTTAGTTATGACTCAGAAGCAATATGATGATCTAAGTCTACTCAGTGGAATGTACGATGTTTATTACACCGAGGATAAGATGTATCAAACCCCCTATAACGTTATGGAGATAGGTGTAGAAAAGCCTAAGTTAACTTTTGAGGAGACGATGAAACTAGATGATAAACAATTTAATGAGTGGGAGGCAGAGAATGACAAAATCATTGGATGACTTAGAAAACCCTAAGCACGTTAAAATAAAAACCTATAATCAGCAAAAAGATGGTAGCGTTAGAGCTATTACTGAATCATATTATGAGTCCCTTACCAGTCGTAAAGTAGAAGTTATTAAGAGATTCCCTACTTCAAAGGAAACGTATTATACAGATATTATCAGTGCAAGCGACGTTGTAGCCTCTCAGCAAACTAATGAATTAGACTTTAAGATTATCTTTGATGACACTAGAAAACCTAAGTGGATAGTTAGAACCCACTCACTCTATCGTGAAGATTTTGGTAGAAATAGATAAAAGTGTTATAATGTTTGTAAAGACAACTAGTCGCAACGCTGACCGTGTCTGGAGCAATATGCGTTGCCCTCCTACATTACAGATGATAAAGAGCTTTGCGACTTAGATTCTCAATCTCGTGAAGAATCTAAGATATGGCGTGGAGATTATCATGAGTATGAACGCCTAGCTGAAAACGGTCTATTAGAAGATCTTGATCCTGACCTTCCTGAAACAAACGATGGTTCTTTAGCTGCTTCACTTTATAAATTACCAAAAAGAATATTTAACTCCTCTAAAAAAGGTCGTGCTAAAGCTTTAGACACAGATGACCTTTGGATAACAGAGTTAGCAAACATAGTCTGGGAAAACCAGATTATTCCTAATGCTAATTCACAAGCACCATTTCACCGTAAATGGAAAGACGCTATTAGAAAAGCCGGTATATACGGCTCAGTTCCTCTTATTACTTTATTAGTAGAACGTGGTGACTATATAGGAGCTGATTTTGTTGTAGCTCAACCTCAAGACGTAAGACTAGAGCCTGGAAAGGTATCAGACTATGACTCTGATGTATTCTTCTGGGACGTTTACTTTACTAAGCAACAGCTTAGACAACTTATAGAACGAGCCAAGAGAGAAAATGAAGAAAACAAAGATAATCCTGATGACTCATATAACAAATGGAATGTCCAAGAGCTAGAGTCAATCCTTAAAGGTGAATCAGGTGAAGACTCAAGAGATGCTGATGAAGACCACCGACAAGAAGATTCTCAGAATGTAAAGAAAAAAGGTTACAAATTCACAGTAATTATGCAGAGAGGTGTTAAAGCACCTTTTTATATGATGTACCCAAATACTAAGAAAAGGGTTCGTGAATGGACTAATCCAGACCCTACAGGTGATGTTCCTGTTCACTTCTTATACTGCTACCAAGATTTTATAAATCCTTACGGTGTTGGAATTGTAAAACTCGCAGGAGGTACTCAAAACGTACTCGATACTATGCGTCAATACGACGTATTAGCTACGCAGATAGGTTTGAGACCTCCTGTTTCTATTGGTGGTGATACTTCAGAAACAGATCTCGATTCTATTGTTTATGCTCAAGACGCTCAGTGGATGGTTGGTAAAGCTCAAGTCAGACGTGAAGAGTTATCTAGCCAGATCTACAATCAACTTCCTGATCGTATATCTATGTACAAAATATCTCTTAACCAGATTATCCCTACTGGTGATACATCAATTTCTAGCGGTGCTGGCGATCAAGATTATTCTAAGACCCCTGCTGGTGTTAAGTTCCAGCAACAGAACTTATCTATAGATGATGAGGACTTCAAAGATAACGTAGATATGACTTACGAAGCCGTTGCTAAGTCGATGATAAATACCGAGTTCGCTAACATGCAAGGTACAGACATATTAAGACTTAGTGATGACGAGATTCAACTACTCGCTAAAGCTGGTCTTGAAATACCTATGAATGAAGATGGCACTCCTGCAACTAACGAACTTGAAGTCATATGGGATGAAACAAGAGCAACTTTTGACTTTGAAATGGAAGCCGAGGGGGATCAAGCACAAGATGAAGAAAAGAGACTTGAAGCACTCCTTAAAGTAGTAGAGCTTAGAGCTACTGACCCTACCCTAGAGCAATCACTAATGGAATCCGGTAAGAAGCTAAATGTCGGTGAATTGTTTAGTTCAATCATCCAACTCACGTCTAAGAACGACAAGATTATTGAAGATATAGACCCTGAAGAGCAACAAGCTATGCAAGAAGAGCAAATGATGGCTGAGCAATCTGCTCAACAAGACGCCACTCAACAAGACCCTGAATTAGCAAATATTGAAGCAATAATGCAGGAATATAACGTTAGCGAAAACATCGCTATGGCAATGCGTGAAGCCGAACAAATGGGTGCTGATGATGAAGAAATAATGTCTCTTGCAAATAGATTAGGACAACTGGAGGCTCAAAGTGTTTAATGANNTCATTTCTTTATACCGGAATAACAAGTGCTTCTCAAGAACCTGCTAAGACTGTCAGAGAAAAGCAACGCAACGAAAAACAGAGACAACGCCAATTGTTGCAACCACAAGGCGTAGAGATAGTTATTGCAAAACTTCAATTAGACAGAGAAAGAGAGTTAGTAAAAAGCTTTCAATTCACTCCTGAAACCGATTTAGAAGAAGTAAAGATACAACTTATATTAAGAGACCGTCATATCGCTTATCTAGACAGCCTCATTAGTTATTTCAAGAGTCTGCTACCTAAAGAAAAGAAGAGTAAAAATGAAACAGACGTATAAAGAATACCAAGAAGAAATTAAATCAGAGCAGTCAGGCATGAGCTATGACGAGATTAAACATGCTATGTCTAAAAGTAATGAATCTGTTGTTGAGCTAGATAACTTACCTAAACAAGACCACCTTTGGACTGATCGGGGGCTTAAGTACACCTGTGAGAACGCAGGGCATCCGTACCACGAAGCGTGGAAAAGGGGGAAAGCCAAGATATAACAGAGGTGATTGTGTGGTGTAGCTAATCCTCTATGGCTACACCACAGAGCTACCTCCAGCTCTAGTTCGTTACTAATAACAGAGGGTCGCACCCTTAACAGCAGAAAAGGAGAGTGTCATGCCAAACGCAGACAATCAAGATACGGAAGTATCTGAACCTACCGTAAATGAGGAATCGGTAGATACATCAACTAATGAGGAATCTCAAGAAGTCGATATGGACTTAGAAGATGATGATACATCTTTTGAGGACCTAGACGATGATGAGACCGAAGACAGTGAATCCGAGAACGAGGACACCGAACCTACTGAATCTGAGGAAGAATCAGATGTTGATGAGCAACAAGAGGAAGTTGCAGATGAGGAGTCCAAAGAGGAAGACACACCCTCTGAGGAAGATATTAAAAGGCACAATGCTGAAATGGCACAGCGAAGAATTGCTGAAAAGCAAGCTCGTGAAGCTACTAAGCAAGAACAGCAACTTGAATATCTAAAAGAGGCTGAAGACGAAAAAGACTTAGCACTCAGACAACTCCAAATCGACGCCTATAACAACAAGGTAACAGCTAATGCTAACTCATTAGAGAACGGAATTGAAAAAGCCGTAGCAAGCATTGAGTTGTTCAGAGATGGCTCGCCAGAAGTAAAGGAAGCATTGGCTCAATCACTTGATACTTTCGAGAAGATGCATGTCCAATACGATCAATATGGTGAACCTATCAAAGTTACAGGTGATGTGTACGAATATTTACAAAATGAAGCGAACAAGATTCAGCGCATCATTCAGGTAGGTGCTAGACAACAGGTAAAAGACAAATCAAAAGCAAAAGCTAGAACAGAAACTATACCGAGTAAAGCCCCTAAACAAGCAAAGGTTGATCCAGATTTGGCGGCCTTTGATGAAGAGATTGCCGCGTTGATGTAGTTCGTCTAATGAAAGGACAAACTAATGGCTATTAACCTAGCAACAAAGTTCTCTCCAAAAGTTTCAGAAATAATGAAACATGGTCGTAAAACAAAAAGTGCAACAAACCAAGATTGGGACTGGGACGGCACTAACGCTATCAAAGTCTACACACTAACTGATCCTACTGTCGGTAACTATACTGCTTCCGGTGCAGACCGATATGGTTCTCCAAGTGAAGTAGAAGATACTGTACAGACATGGACTCTAACTAGAGACCGTGCTTGGACAAAAACAATAGATAAGAGTAACTACCAAGACACAATGATGATTCGTAAGCCTGCTAAGTACCTAGCACAAGCTACTAAGAACGTAATGATACCTGAAATTGATACTTACATTCTTGCAGCTATCGGTACTGCTGGTGCAACAGCTAACAGAGATGACATTGTTTCTGATTCAGCTACAACAGCTTCAAACGCATACACAAACTTCCTAGACATAAACGCTGACATTACTAACAACGAAGCTCCTGAAAGTAACCGTATCGCTTTCATGACCGCAGCTTACTACAACTTCCTTAAGCAAGGTGGTTTCGTACTAGATTCAGACGCAGGACAGAGAAAGTTAGATAGTGGTGTTCTTGGAACAGTTGACGGTGTAAAGGTCGTTATCGTACCTAGCACTCGTATGCCTTCTAACACTGACTTAATAATCACTCACCCTGTAGTAACTGTAGCTCCTGAAAAACTTATTGACTACACACTACACAAGAATGCTCCTGGTATCTCTGGTGACTTACTAGAGTATCGCCACAGGTACGATGCATTCGTCGATACCAATAAGGTGAATGCAGTGGGCATACACAAAACAGCCTAATAGAGAGGAATAATATGGCAGATAAATTAACTCACTTAGAACAGGTAAAAAGAGATGCTGAGAGAATTACTCTTAGACGTATCCGAGAAGCCGAAGAAGAGAAAGCTTACCAGGAATCACAGGTAGAAACAACTCTTACTATGGATGATTCACCTGTTGAAGAAGTGACAGTCAAAAAGACTGTTAAGAAGAAAGGCAAATAATGGCAACAATTAACTTAGACGGTTTTGGCCATAACGAAGTAGAGGAAGTTACTGGAGAGGCTTAATCATGAGTAGAAACGTTAAAAACCAGTTCAATAACACTTCAAAAGGTGTTGTTAACTTTGAAAACGGTGTTCGTACAAAACAAGCTGTAAACCAAGTTCATGATACAGCTCCTACAATTGGCGAGCTAACAACTTCTTTCGGGAACCCTGCGACTCTTGGTCGTGGATTCATCGGAACTGTAGATGACAATGACGGTGACACTAACTTCTACCTAGTAGCAGTAAGTGACGGCTCATTCTTTTACACAAAAATGACTAAGGCAGCAGCCTAAAACTTAACCGAAGCGATTACTAGCCAGTGATTACAGAGCCAAAGGCATGACTGTAAAGGCAAAAGTAACGCTACCAATGAAAGGTAAATATGGAACAAGCATTCGAAAAAGCATACATCAGTTCAGCAACTACCACTCAGGTTAAGACTGGTGCTGGTGTACTTCACTCAATAGTAGTAGGCGAAACTGCTGCTGGTGCTATCTCAATCATAGATAACACAACTGGATCAACAGTAAACATCGGACAACTTAAAGCCTCAATAGTAGAAGGAACATACGAATTTGACGTAGCCTTCTCTGCTGGACTCCGAATTATTACTGCTGGTGCAAGCAAAATAACAGTGGTTTATCGCTAAAGCCTATGGGTAGGGGTTAAACTACCCAACCAAAATTATGAATCCTAATATATTAAACAGACTACAAGAAATAAAAGAAGAAAAAGCTGACAAGGAGTTAGCTTTACAAAGGCACGATGAACTTGTTAAAGAAACCAAACAAGTACAGGGGGCTGTTGTTCAAGCATTCAGTATGCTCATTGACTACCTCGACAAAAAAACTACAAAAACCGAGGTGGTTAATCAGCTTACGGAAATAGGAACTCCAGATGCTCTTAAGGTAGTAGAATCAGTCAATTCCCTTCATGACACCCTAAAGACTCATGAGAACACTGATTTAACAGAGGTAACATCAATACTTAAAGATGTTCTCAAAGAAGCCAAACAGCTACCAAAAGAAAAGGTAGATATAACCATACCTGAACAAAAAGACTATGTCGCACAATTCAAAGAACTCACTAAGGCGATCAATTCAGTAGAAAAAGTAGTCAAAGGACAGAAACTAATAGCAGAAGCCCCGATTGTAAACGTACCAGAAACTCAAGTCAATGTTGAAGCTCCTGATTTAAAACCCCTAGCAACAAGTATTGGTTCAGGCTCTAAGGACGTAGTAAAAGCTGTTAAAGGTATTAAGATACCGGAACTAGATACAACTCCTGTAGAGAAGCTATTAAAGAAAACCAACAAGTTGCTAGAGGAGCTTCCTGATTACATGCCTTCGGGTGGTGGAGGCGGTTCTTCTTGGGTGGCTACTGATTCTAACGGTGTACCTGTCCCAATTCAATTAGAAGCTGACGGATCAATCAAAGTCACTGGAGGTGGTGGCGGAGGGCTGACAGATGCAGAACTCCGTGCCACTCCTGTCGAAGTTACAGACCCAGCAGTAGTCACAGCCATAAATAACATTTCTATTCCTACTCCTGTGGGAAGAGCTACCAGTGAGGAGCAGATACAACAAGAGTATATTCTTGAAGAGATAGCTCAAGCACTACAAGCTATAGCTTCTGCAAGGGGCGTTCTGGCTGACCTTCGTGTATCCATTGTAGGTGGTGCAGTAACTACAGTTGCTACAGTAACTACAGTTGCTACGCTTACTAATCAGGCACAGGTTGGAGGCTTCTCAGCAAACAACGAGATACCTGCTTTGATGAACATAGCAGCTATACAATCAAATATAAATAATGTGGTAGTCACTTAGGAGAAACAAGAATGGCAGTAACAAACAAAAATGTAGCATTATTACACAGAAAAGAGTGGCAGATGATGACACCTGCTCCAGTAAACTCTGCTGCTGGTTCTTTTATTATTTCTCCTCAGTCTGGGAACTTCAACATAGCGATGTATGTAGTGTCTGCTACCGTACAGTACCTATATCACCATGATGAAGATGCTTGGGTTCAGGTTCCTTCTGCTGCTTTAGCAGGTGCATTCGGTGCTGGAGCTTGTGGTGAGTACCACCCCTGGTCTATCAACTACACAGCTAATGGTGGCTCTACAACCACCGTGACAGTTGCTGCTGGTACGCATAACCTTACAGGCGTATGTAAGGGTGCTATCATTGAGTTTATAAGTTCTGGTGCTAACAGCGGTCTTAGGAGAACAGTTACAGATATAGATACATCTGTCGGTGGTTCTGGAACTATAACGCTTACTCTTGACAGTGCAGTACCAACTGCTGTTTTGAATACCCACACATTCAGACTATTAACTGGTCGCTTCTTTGTTCTTAGTGCAGGTACACTTGCAGCCTACGCCTTTAAGGTGTTTGATGTCGCAACCCAGACATGGACAGCTTTATCTATTACTGGTCTTCCTGCAACTGTGGGTACAGATGGTCGTATGGTGTGTGCGTTTAAACACGATGAGAACTTCGCTACTGGTACTGCTACGGCAGGTGCAGCATCAACTATCACCAACGGTGCTAAAGCCTGGACTACAAACCAATGGGCTAACTACGAGATTAGAATAACTGGTGGTACTGGTGTTGGTCAGTATAGGACTATTGCCTCAAACACTGGAACTGTCATAACTGTGTCTAGTGCATGGACAACCGTGCCTGATGCTACGAGTACCTACGAGATACAGGCTAACTCTGACTATCTCTACTTCTTAGGCAACAACGCAGTAACTATGTATCGCTACTCAATTTCTGCAAACACCTGGACAACTCTTGCCCCTGGTGTAGCAAGGGCTGCTGCTCCTAGTACTGGTATGGGTGCGGTGTGTATAGGTGTATCTGGTGAGTCTATCTGGGCTAATGAGAACGCCATCAAAGATGGTCGTTACATGTACTCGCTTAGGGGTGGAGCATCCAGTGTTATAGACAGATATGATATTGCAGCAAACTCGTGGCAAGCCCTTACATTTGTAAACGGTGAGACATTCACTACTGGCTCAAGCACATTCGCTATGGGTCGGTATATCTTTATCCGTAAAGATGCTACTAACCGCTTCTTCAAGTACTCAGTAAGAGGTAACTACCTTGAACCACTCAGCACAAACCTATATCCAGACGGTGCTGCTCTTGTTGGTAACAAGATTTGGGTAAAGAACCTAGATACAACAAAAACAATACAATGGGCGTACTCTCTGCAAAACACAGGTGCAGTCCTCCACAGAATAATGTTAATATAAGATTATGAAACACTTAGAAAACAAACAAGAAGAACAAAAAGAAGAAGTAAACATCCAGTCTTTAACTGGTTCACCTAACCTACTGATCAAAGACAAACTAAGTTAAATCTGGTATAATGTAGCTAACGAACTCCTAGGAGTAACATCTCCCGTTTTCGCAGGACTAGCTTCAACGTAAGCCGTCTCTATCATTCAGATAGTAGTGGTTGTCTCAATCTTATCTTTGATCGGACAATGACCTGCCCTAGCTTTATCTTTAGCCGGACAGCAAGACTATTTATGATGTCTTTTTATTACGCATAAAAGATAATTAATAATTGGAGAGAACAATGGGACCAAGTCCACAGAGAACAAGTTATAACCCTTTACAGGGCAGTAATTTAAATTCAACACAATTACAAAATACAAGATTTTCACCTCAATCTTCCTCTAGCATACCTTTTTCACAGAGCAGTAACTACCCAGGTAACTTTATTGGTTATCAAGGTAGTGTGCTGGGTGCTAATACTGGTACAAATCAGAACACCACCCCCACCAGTTCAGGTGGCTCATCACCTTCATACAGCCGTGAAGACCTAGCCTACATAGATGCTCAACTCGCAGCTTTAGGAAACCAAGAAGGTAGATTAGATAACACTCTTAGACAGTCACTAGACGCCGTACTACAGAACTACAACAAACAGTATTCAGACACTACTGGTGCTAGAAGTCGTGCAATAGAAGACTTTAACGTAAAAGGTCAAATATCCGACCAAGGTAGACAGAAGTCACTAGGACAAGTAGAAACTAACGCTAGAACATTAGCAGACAGCCTTAGAAGAAGAATAGGTATGGCTAGTGGTTCTGGTTCTTCGGCATATCAAATAACTGCCCCGGGTGCCGTAGCTCAACAAGCTAGTGATCAAAGAGCTAATGTATTGGATGATTATTCACAAAACTTCTTAGCACTTGACAGGGACAAGAAACGTGCAGAGGAAGACTTTAATAAAGCTCTTACTGAACTTAATAACTGGAGAAGCCAATCTGAAATGGGTGTCCAGCAAGATATTGGTAATAAGAGGAATGAAATCGCTGCTGCTAAACAACAGGCTGCTGTCGAAAGAGCTAAGTTGCTCGGTGGTGGCTATCAAGGCATTAGAAACGCTATGGCTCCATATGAACAGCAAATCAACGAACGAAACTCATTCTTAGACGGTCTATACGACAAGTATGCAGCTAAGTACACCGCTAAACCAGTTCAGGTTAATAATACTCAACTTAGAGATTATGCTGTAGACCAAGCTGCCGTAGCAGATAACGAAGCTCGTGGTAACACAAACGAGACTGCTCCATATAGAACTTACTTAGACGAAGAAGAATATACTAACCCTTTATATTAGGAGGTCAATATGTTTGGCTCTCTTAGAAAGAAGCTTAACGATGCTTGGTCTCAAGCTGATGTATGGGATAAGCAAGAAAACCAACAGCAAAGACAAGCTGCTCAAACTCTTAGACAAGCTCAACCCACCCCACCAGTTCAGACTAAAAGAAACTCACTTGTTGGTAGAAACGATAATCAACCTGGATTTCAGATAACTAACAACTCTTTTACTAGAGGGCTTAGTCGTGGTTTCGACCAAGTTAATATGTTTGATGATGGGCGTTCTTGGCAAAACAGAACGCCTACTCAAAAGATGTCCGTAGGCACTCAGGTTAGAAACGTACTTGATACCAACACAGAAGCAGACCAACTTAAAAGACAAAGAGAAGGCCAACAAAGAGTACTACAAAACCAAGGTAATGTAATAAGTAATAACTTCGGTGCATTACCAAGAATGGCCAATACAGCCGTTAATCAGGCTCGAGAAGTTGCAGAGGTTGGTCGTGGTCAAGTTGCAATGGCTACAAATAATCAAGATGCCTTGAGCGCATCATTAGAACGTCAAGACCAACTAAGACAAAACTACATGAAAAATAAAGGTGGTTTATTTGGTGCTGGTACGCTTTATGATGCCGAGGAAGCCAAAAGGGGCGATTTAGTTACGGGTCTAAAGCGTATCGGTGGTGGAACTTTAGAAGGAATGTCAGACGCCGCTAGTTTCGGTCTTACTACAATAGGTGGTAAACAAATAGCCAAAGAGGGATTTAAGCAAGCATTAAAATCTCAAGCTCCTAATATTGCTAAAAATGCAGTGGCTAATGCTGTTGGTGGTGGTGCTAGTACTTTTAGGCAAGATGGATCTATGGGCGATGTGGCTAAGTCTGCTGCTATATCAGGAACATTAGGAACTGTAGCAGATATAGGGCTTGCGAGTGCTGGTGCTGTACTAGCTAAACCTACTACTAGACTTGTTCAAAAGACTGCAAGCGCAGTAAGTAACATCCCCTCCCCTGGTCAAGTAACAACAAGACTAGTAAATACTGGTAAAAAGGTAGACCAGGCTCTATTCACACCTAGATTAAACAGACTTGATCTTGACACAAGAGATGCTCTTATAGCGTATTCAGATAGATTAGTAGGTGCAGACCCTTACATAACAGGAAAAGTAGAATCAGACCTTATTAAAAAAGTAAGGGCTATAGGTGATGCTAATGGAGTAGACCTAACTAATGGAACAGTAGTTCAACAGTTAGATAGAATCGAAGCTCTACTAAACGGCTATAAGTCTACAAGTGGTGCATTAAATTCTAAGCCTGTACCTGTAGACCCCCTAGA